GGGGCTGTAGTCACAGCTGCCTCGCTTTCGGTTTCGGTTTCGGTTTCGGTTTCAATCATCTCTGTATGGATGATTGTGGTTTTGGTACTTGCTGCTTCTAGTGCAGCTTTAGCAGCTGCAATATCAGTTACGGCCGCTGAATCAAAAGCAGCCGACTCTACTAGGCTTACTTCTTTCAGGACTGCAGCGGTAACTAACAGGTAGCCTTTCATCTGCTTTGATGCGGAAACATCCACACCAACGGATAAACCAGATACAAGGTTTTCCTGAGCTAGTACAAGTGCATCCTGTCCCCGGCTGCTACTTGAAATTTTAAACGATGCATACATGCCACTTTCATCATCGCTGGAATATGTAGCGCGACCTACTGGCTTTGTGCTGTCATGCTGCATTAGTAATTTAATTTTTGTTACATCTGGAATTGAAATAGATCCGCGTTCAAAAACAACAGGGCCAGCGGATGTATAGCCAACCTCGCCGTATGGCGCGATCTTGCCTGAGATCATGCGGCGTTCTGTATCTGCCGCCTCGATTGAGTTATTAAACGTTAAGTGTAACATTTTCGGTATCTCCTGATCCATTAGGCGTTAATTGTTCCATCTCTTGCGCTTGCGATATATCTATCAAACCAAGGTTTAACATTTTTTCTATTGCATCTAGTCGCGCCATAGTGTCTGCGCGTAGGAAAGTTTCATCGATAGCAAAACGTACTACGTTGCCGTGCGCAGTTATATCATCCATGCTTAAACGGTTTTCGATTGCGCTAATAAATGGCTGTAATGAGTAAGCCATAAATTCTTTTCTAGCATCTAAAATATTTTGATATGTCATGCTGTTATTCATATCCGCGCTAATCATAAAGCTAGGTACGTTCATTAATCTGCTAATTTCAGTACTTAAATACTGGCTGCTTTCATTGTAGGTCATGTCCTTAGGTGAGAACCCAATATTTTGCGCCTCTAAAGTGCTAGTTAAATATGCGGTGCTGCGATTATTGCGCGCGGCTTTCCATGCAGCTAGTAAACCTTGTACCTGTGCCTCTGGTAAATCTGCACCAGTATTTTTTAAGATTGTAGTGGCCATTGGCGTAGCGGCTGCAACTGCTGCAGCCTTTTGAATATCTAACGCAGCTTGAATAGTGCGGCCACCAGTTTGTAATACACCTGGCAGTAATGATTGAAATGTAACTAGCGAACCAATACCCGACATAGGTACGCGCTGGCCATTAACTGCGTAATATTCGACTTCATCGCCGTATTTATTTGTAGTTACTGTAACGCGTGTATTAGATATAAATTCAAAACCTGATGGGCGATTGTCATCTTGGTACAAAGACGATACGCGTAGGTAGCCCACGCCGTAGAACAGCAACGCATCGACTAGGTAAGCAATCGTAACGCTGCGTGGTTGGCGAATATCCATTTGATCTAGCCATACCGGGGATTCTAATTTTTTGCCTGTAGATTTTTTGTATAGTCCAAGATCGATGCTAGAGATAACACCTGCAATTAAATTACGGCAACGGCTAACGCTGGCAACCTGCAAAGCTAAATTGCGATCCATCGCAACGCCATAACCATAATTAGATAGGCCGCTGTTATAGCTGTACATGCCTACGCCGTAGCTGGTATCCATGATGGCAGGGGCATATTGAGCAGTAACTTCTGCCTTACCCTTAAAGCCTAAAGTTTCCAGTAATCCCATAGGTGGGATTTTCTCAAATTGTCAAGCACATTACCGATTCTGCTCGGCGTGTCGCTAGGCGTATATCTTGGCTTCCTGCATTGGCTTAGATAGGTGCATTACCAGCATGGCCGCTGAAATTGGCGCGGCTACGCTGCCGCTGCTGCGTTTGCGGATGATTCTCCACGCCTGGTCGTTGGATTTAGCAGCTACGTTATCCATGGACTCGTTCAAAAATTCTTGATTGCCGTGAACTACGCGCTTGTTATCAATGTAATCTTTAAACGTCTGGCAGGCAACGTAGAACTGCGATCCTGAGCAATCCTCTACCTTTACGCCCGATACATGCAGGCGATCGGCAATAGCCTGCCCGGTATATTTGTCGAACAGCACTTGCTTAGGCATCCACTCATCGCAGTAAGCCTTTATATCTACGGCAATCTTTAGCTCATCAATAGCGCGATCGGACTCCCACGTCTTAACTAGGCTTATACCTATGCGGCCATCGGGCAATATAGCCCCAGCCATTAAAGCTGCGTGGCGTTTAGAGTGTGGCTCAATATCAAAAGCAAACATCGAATACATACCAGGGGACATGATTAGATCAGGATCAGCACACTCATCCCAGCTGCCAGGTGTCCATGGTGATAAGTCTGTGCCTACCCACTTGCATAAGTTCTCAGTCATTACCGCGCTGTAATCCGATGTCGCCACGATCTCTTCCATGGCCGCTTCGGTAATTAAGTAACCCAATGACGGGTTAGCCATCGCCCAGGCTGATCGATCCCATATATCGCAGCCATCGTGCGCGCTGTACTCGTAATAGCCCACCGACTTAGGCGGCTTGTTTAGCGATCTTTCGCGCATGTCATTTAAGACGTGGCTATCCTTAAATCCAGCATTGGACGTATAGAACCGCTGCGAATTCCTACGCGTTAAAGTCGTACTCTTTACGGCATCTAACGCATCGCTACCAACATGGCGCAGCTCATCTATCCAAACTACATCGGCGGTTAAACCGCGGCTAGAGTCTGCAGTCGCAGCTACTACTCGAACTTCCGCACCTGATTCTAAGATAATGCGGTTATTGCCATTAGTGCGTTTGTAAGCCTTTTCGATATTGCCGCCTTTTACCTCGCGGCGCAGGAACTCGTTACGGTCAATAATGCCTGCCATGATCTCAAGCGACTTAGAGGCCATGAGCATCTGGGAACTCATAATCAGTATATTCATCTCGCCAAAATAGAACAGCCCAGCTAATACGCGCATACGCAAAACGTGGCTCTTACCGGACTGCCGACTACAAACTAACAAGCTAGATTTTTTCACAAACATTTGATTTTCATCTACGGCACACATATCTCGCAGGATTACGATCTGCCACTCTAAAAGGGGCTGGCCAATTTTCTCAGCAAGTTCAATAATGGCATCTACCTTAGATTCGCCTTCGAGCCATGGCGTATGCAGCCTAGGTAAGACAGCCCCTGTAAGGGCTGGCGCGCTTTGTACAAGTTCTAGGGTCATTTTCTACACATTACCAGTCATCGGGCCTTTGTGAACCGTTTCTGTCATTTTCGGGGATAAATTGAACAGAAAGGCAGGGGGGGTAGCCGTCTGTGCTAAAAAAACGCCATGATTACGAGATCCACGCTTGCTATTGCATCGAGAACAGCAGGCCACCATGTTATTTGGATCATATGCCTCAGCCTCAGTTGATCTGGATACTGGGATTATGTGGTCTACTGTTGTCGCAGGGCTGTTGCAGTAATAACAAACGTACTGATCTCTAGCTAATACTGTAAGCCTGATTGCTTTGTACTTACGCTGATTGCGTGGATCGCCTTTACGAGTAGCCATCAATAGTGACCAGTCTTTAGATGAAATGCCAAAGCCTTACATGGTGTGCCATAACGTTTCGTTATATAGATAAGGCCAAGGTCAATCTGCTTATAAGGGTCTTTAACCTTTAGCTTTAACAGCTGAGGTATACCAAATGCAGATGATCGTTTGTTATCAGCTAATGGATTCCATCGTGACTCTAAATGCCAAAGCTTCTCTAGACATAGGTATTGCCTATGGTTAGTTAGTTTTATATGACTATAGAGTTTATATTTTTCTTTCTCTATATCATTATTATTAATAGCATAAGCATTATTAATAGATGCTATTACAAGACTAGATTGTATCATGCCCCACCAAATCCATTTCAATTTACGCGAGGTTTTGGGCGTGTCGCTACTCATCGCAATCATGCTTTACATCTGGATCGAAATCGCAGAAATAACATCCTGCGTTCTGTCCACATCTTTTGCACAGGTGTTTAAACTGTATTGAGTCACAGCATGAGTTATACACACCATTATCCACAATAGTGTAAAACTTTAATTTCTTACTCATTTGTCTTTACCCCATCCAGTTCCCTTAAATATAATTGAAGGTGCGCTAAACACGCGTATCATTGGGTAGCTGCAGCACAAGGGTGCGCTGTCGCCGTGTGTACTTACCGGGTGGTTCATCTCTAATTCCGCCCCACATTGATCGCATCGGTATAGATAACTAGGCATGCTGCACCGAATTAGGCATGACTGTGTATGCAGCCTCGCATATCTCGCACTTAATAATAATGATCGGGATAATGCCATTTACCAGGTGAACTACCATCTCAGGCTGCTCTGGGTCGCAGTTGCATCTGATCTCTAAGTTATTAGTTTTAGTCATGCAGTATCTCCTCAGCTGTAGGTACTTGGCTATCTAACAGCATCTCAATGCCCATAACGCCACACCCTAAACATTGAACGCAGACGATATTGGGCGGTAAATTTGTAAATTCCTCAACGATTGTATGAGTCTGCATGCCGCTACCAATCTTGGCGCAAACCCTGCAGTTAATCCTGAGTAGTGCCATAGATCGACCTCTTTAACGTTTCCATTTCGAGTAGCTCACGTTGAGATACCCACCAATTACCATCACTAGGGTTAAGATACTTAGGCCGCTTAGCCCATGCCACGGGCATCCAGCCAACTATGCTGTAAACAGGTGACTTACCAATAACCAATACAGCTACATCCTGTGGCCTGTCATTAGCTCTTATGATTAGGTGGCCATTTAGATAGCGACTGTGTTTTACCTCGATACGCCTGCCAACATCGGCAGCATCCTTAAAGGTATTGACTGTTGGCACAAAATTCTTAATACCGAAATACTGAGCTACGGCAATCTCTGAGCCAACTGCCTCAGCGTTTTCCCCTACAAATTCATGGTAATTAAGTTTTTTGTTATACCAACTGCGATGCTGGCCGTTGCCCATTGACTCAGTACAACGGGCAAAACCCGTAGCATGAGCCTGTACTTCCTGTGTGTAATCGAGAATTACCTGCGGCAAGGCCATCTGAACTATAGCCAAATTGGTTTGCATTGATCGCCCCGTGACTTACTGCTACAAGTATAACCGCGGTATTTATTGCCAGTTTTCTCGCTTACGCCTTCCTTGTAAACCATGCGACCGTGACTACAAATAGGCGCAGGATCAACGATCTCGCCACCTAGTTGAGATTTTATATCGGCAATAGCTTCAGCTGCAGGCCGCACACTACCAACACCTTCAGGCTTTACTTCAGGGTTGATTGCCCATAGATCAACCTCTACTGCAGGCTGAGCCTGTAAGCGTTCTACCTTTTCCATATCTTGACGGGTAGGCCGTGCATCGCTTGGCATTAATAAACCAATGGCTCTACCGATTGCGCTGGTAGAACAATTCTCAATCCAAAAGTCACGGTTTACGCCTCGATCAGTACGCAGCTCATAGGCATAATCTACGGCCGCCGGTACTACATCCTCATGCTCACGGAATACGCTGGCACGGATGATTACATAACCATCCTTTACGTTTATCTCAACGATCTCAGTAATGATCCTGCCTGAGATATGGGTTTCTCTAAACCTCTTAATGCGGCTATTGACATCCTCATAATTATTTAGGTCAAAGGCCATTATTTGACCACACGATCACTAGCTACACGCATACCAGCTGCGCGGCCACGATTGTAGCCATCCTTTACGCCTTCTTTGTAACCGACTGACCAACCTACAATAAACCATGCAACGCTAACCAATAAAACTAATACTGCTACTTTTTCTATATCCATTTACTTCGCCCTTGTTTGGGTTAAGCCAAGCCACACCGAATTAGGTAGCCCTGCCTAACGTGTAAATAAAGGGTAAAGCCTAGGTATGACAGCGGTCAATAACCGACACGCCTAGCGGCTAAGTAAAATTTCGTATATTGAATCTACCTTGGCCTCAATACGATCAACTCGACCGCGTAGGTTATGGCCGCCGTTATTGTCCATGCGCAATTCGCTTAGGTAATACTTAACTAGATGGCGAACCAGCCCAGCCGCAAACCCGATAAGGGTGCAGATCGCTATCGCTATCGCTAAAAGCGACTGGGCGGCCGTCATTTACTTAACGCCAAAAGTTTTATCGGATGTGTTAAGCCCACGCATTAAAGGCCCGAGAAGGCCAGCAACAAACGCGTTAGCCAGGATCTTAGGATCAGTAACCCCAGACATGTAAAGCGCAGCTGCGCAAGTTCCAGCATGGCGTAAGTAGGACAGGCCAGCAGCTAGTAATTGATCTTTCATGGTTGTACTCCTAAATGCCCTTATTGTTTATAGGTACTGCAGCCCTAATTTTTCTATTAGTTTTGCTGTCTTTACGGGATCTTGTGCTATCTCCCAATGCATCTCATCTTTACGTGTCCAGTTACCGCCCCAGTTGAGGCCGTATTTTTTAGTTAATGCCTGGATCATTGGAATTTTCTCAGCTGGGAAAGTGCCAGCCTTGCCTAATGGGTGCTTAGTCGCGTTAAGGTCAATGGCTGTACCCGATGCGTGGTTACTTAACTTGCCCGGTACGCCTCTAACATCTCTGTACGCGTATCCCCAATCATCTAACGTGCCGCCATCGATCGGCTCGATTAGCTCATTAAACTGCTCAGCAAATGCAACCAATAGTGGCGCAGCAAAATAGGCGCAGCGCAGCTTGATCTTTGTACCCTTAATTGGGTAAGACTTGATACGGATTGACTCAACTTCCTTAGAGGCTGGCCAGCCGTTATAACTTATGGCAGTCATGACAGCAGTAGGGCGGCTTCCTCGGCAGTTATGCCTAGTTTGGCCAATAACGCAGATTTTTGAGCATCTTTAGCGGCAGCTTCCTCTGCTCGCTTAGCAGCAGCAGCTTCTCCAACTTTCATTTGCTTAACTTCTGCATCTGTATAAGGGCGAGTTGTTGTTTCGCCAGTAGTCACATCGTAAATAGTTTCAAAATATTCCATGATTATGCTCCATATACAAAGACAGTGCCGGCATCAAAAGAGCCAGCATCGGTTTTAATTACGATTGAACTAATTGTTGAAGTACCAACATAAAATCCTTGAATAACTGGTGAATCGTTAGTTGTTGTACCAGTTGCTCGCGATCCCATTGTGTATGGCTTTATGCCAGTATTGTTTGCGCCATCAATAAAGCAAGATCCACTTATGGTATCGGCTGCTGAGTTTCCCATTTGACCAAAAAATAACTCTGAACCAGTCGCAGTACCATCGCCTATTGCGCCAGCGCCATTTGTTGAAGTTAAACCAAACCATCGATAATTTGTGGTGAAATCATTATTGATACCGCCGAGGCAATAGGCACTTGCAGCAGTTGATGACATGCCAGCAACATAAACAAATAACTTATTCTTGCCGCTAATGCCGCTAACTGTTGTACTTGATCCTGAAAGGGCAGTACCACCAGCGTTGATAAGTGTATAAGTAGTGGCGCTTGCCCCACCTACGGCAACCCATGCCGATCCGCTGTAATATTCAGTTGAGTTGGTGTCTTTTAAGAAAGACATATTACCTTCTTGTGGGCTTGTTACCGCAGCTGTACGGGCTGCTGCATCGGCAAACACCCACACGCCTTGCATTAAGTAGCCATCAACGTCATTAGCCGTTAAGACTTCTCCGGTTGTAAAATCCTTAAAGCCTAATCCAGCTCCCATTTTCTTATCTCCTTAGTAACTTAGTACCGACGTATCAAGTACGCCGTATAGGGTCGAATTCAATATAAGCCCGTCTATCACGGGTTCAAGTGTAGTAAAGGTTGTACGCTACCTATTCGGTGTCACGTTATGCGCCACGCCGAAAACTTGCAGGGTTTTTGTAAGGGTTGATCCACCTGGCTGGTTGGTAGTAATAGTTACAGGATCAAAATAGTCCAAATCTAAAGCTGCAATAA